TGTACTTCGATGTCATCATCCTTCATTCTTCAACCACTCCTCTGGTATGTTTTTTTCTGCCCATTCAAATCCGTGCTTGTTAGCCCACATAGCATAGGTAGTTTTACTGCCCTTGTAAATTTTATTGTTTGCGTTCATAAATACAAAGCGTATGTCTAGTTCAGGATACTGCTTCTTGATAAGCGACATCTTAGCCCTGTCAGCCCTATCTAGGTGACCCTTGGCTTCCACGTAAATGTTTGTTTCTATTAAGTAAAAGTCTGGAGTATACGTTCGCGGCTTGGGTATATATGTCAGCTTCTGTGTTTCGTACTCAAATGAAACACCCTTCTCTGCGAGGGACTTGGCTATGTTTATCTCGAACATAGAACGGTACTTGGTACCTCTCATAAGTCTTGCAGGGGAAACCCTGCCTTTACTATCTGTAGCCTTTTTAAGAGATACTGTTCTACTTTTGGTGTATGCTTTTCTAGGTAGTTTAGTTCGTCGTTTATTGCTAGCGTCGGCAGACATACAGTTGCACCCATCCTTAATACTTGCATAATTTTTTGTGATTCATTTTCGATAACGTGTATGTCCCTAGTCTCTGTATCACTTACAAGATAGCCACTAGGGTCATAGTTGTTACGAAGGGTGAGAGGCAGAGATGTCTGTAATCCACGGGTCTGTACCGTGGCAGGGTCTCCGCCTCTCTTCTCGTGCGTCTCAACATACACACAGTACAAGTGCGGATTAAGTTGCATTAGTTTTAGTGGGTATGTTTCTACGTACAATACAGGCATTACAGTTCACGCTTCTCTATTTTTGTGTACCACGCTTTGGGCGGGAACTTTGCCTTAGATGTAACCTTGTCGTGATACTCTGCTTTCTTCCAGCATTTCTCTTTAAAGGAACAGAAGGTACACGTCTTAGGCATCAGCTTATTGCCTGTATAAATTCTTTCTCCTTTGACCGTGTAGGCTTCATCAACGGGTTCGAAGGGTATCTTGAACTTCTCGTCGTTGGTTAGGCTCTCCACGCGGCTGTGAGCGTCAGCAATGTATGCGTCACGGTCTTCTGTTTGGTCTGCAGGTGCTTCAACAAAGTCCCACTCACCAGATGACTTGTTAATGGCAATCCATCCACCAAACGGCATACCTTGTGATTCACTGTACAGGTAGCCCTGCATAATGTACCCAAAGGGGTCATCCTCTTTGATAACGTCATAGCCGCCACGTCCTGAGAACTTGTTGTCGTATGACCAAGGGCTAGTGGACTTAACATCCCACACCTTATCCTCGCCGTCATTCATAACAAGGTCGAGTGTGCCTTTGATTTTCTGACCACCAAGTTCGAGTTCGCAGGAGCGTTGGGTATCTATTACGTTGACACCAGCAGACTTCATGATGAAGACAGCCGCTGCTTCCACAAGGTCACCTAACAAAAAGCGCATAACGTCATTGTATGCTAGCTCCTGCTTGTATCCTTGCTTCTCTAGCTTCTGCTGGCACAGGGGTCTTCCTACACCCGACATACGAATCCGGTAGTCACCACGGTTGGACAACTGCTTACGCAGGGAGTCCTCGCAATCCTTACCAAACTGTTTAATCAAGTCGTCGAGGCGGGAAGCGTCAACTTCTCCCCGCCCGACTTTCTTTAGGAACTCCTGTATTTCTACAAGAGCAATCATTACCCGAACCGCTTAGACAAGTCTGCGTCTTCGTCAGTTAGGTTTTGCTTTGAAGCGTCCTTGTACTCACCAAGGATTTTAGTGTTAGATGCGGCTACCGTATCCATGAACTTTTGCATCATCTCTTTGCGTTCAGCAGTAAATGACACTTCCTTCACCAATTCAGGCTGTGGAATCCAGTAGGTTACCCCACCATTTGCCATGCGCTTTGTGCCTAGCTTGATGTAAGAAGTAGGTAATGGAATCCTGTTGCCTAGCTTCTGCTGGATGAAGTCGTTGATAGGCCGAAACCCTGACCGCTTAAAGTAACCTACAAACGGCATGTTCTCAATCACTGCATCTGAACCGTCTGCGTACTTCCCGTTAGGGATGTCAACAGAGCCGTACAAGATTACGTTACAAGACACTGACTTCGACAACAACAGGCGCGGGTCATCCTGTGCGAGTTCTTCTTCCTCTTTCTTGGAGAGTCTACCACACTTCATGCCGCCTGAGTTATCAGGGAAAGCATCCTGAATTTTCTTACGCTGAACAGAGCGACAAGTAAAGGCACCCTCTTCTTGGTCGTAGATAGACCATTCGTACGTTCGCAGCATTGGGTTGATGAAAACCTCATCAGCGTACACCATGCTTGAACCGTCGTAGATTTTCCACGTACCACGCTTCAGTGTTTCACCATCATCAGTGTCTGCATCGTAGTTGATACGAAGACTTGACAGTGATGGAGCCTTTGCTTGGGATGTGTCATCCTGACCAAGTGCCGCCAACAATGATGCAGTATCGTCTGCGATGTCGATTGAAAATTCATTACTTACTGTTTCTAGTTCTGTTCCCATGTATATCTCCACTGGGTTAATGTTGAACGTAAAGGGATTATACCTCAAAGACTGCCTCTAAGTCAAGCCAGTTTTTTCCCATTTTTAATTCTATACCAACAGGCATAGTATATTCAATGGCATAGCGTCTTTTTGTTTCTTCTGGAAGACATAGCATGGCCTTCGCCATTACCTGAATACAGGCTTCTTCTTCTCCGGGAAACACGTCTATGACAATAGAATCATGTACTGTGTTGCAGATTACAGACTTCATACCCTGCATATCATTGTATAGTTTAACCAGTGCCATTGGCAACAAGTCGGCAGTAGCAAAGCCTTGCACAGGGTAATTACAGATTGCTGTGCGGTTTGTGGCTGTACCCCACTCAGTCCACTTAGCATCAGGGAAAGCATACTGCCTACCTGACGGCAGGGTAATCTCTTTCTTTGTCACTGCATCTTTTTGCAAATCTTTGTGCCAGCCTGTCACGCCACTATACTTCTCCTTAAAGGCACGGTAGTAACGTTGCTGGTCCTCTGTACCACTAACGCCGCCATACAGCGGTTTAAAGGTGTGTGCTTTAGCTTCTTGTCTTGTACAGCCAATCACACTGGCGGTGTAGCTATGCACGTCTGTGCCTTGTTCTACGTCCAGCGTTACGGCATTGTCCTTTGCAAGGAAGCCTGCCACCCTAAATTCTAGCTGGGCGTAGTCACCCTCTAGGATACTACCGCCCTCGAACCTGCTTTCTACAGCACGACGAATAGCAAAGGTAGAACCACGCGGCATGTTCTGGAAGTTAGGGTTGCGGCTAGATAGTCTGCCTGTTGCCGTGACACACTGCATGAACTCGGTGTGGATGAAGTCTTTCTCATCCATGTTGTTCTCCATCCCCTCAACAAAGGAACGCAGATATGTTCGCAGGGCAGAGTATCGGATGTACGACTGAGCAAACTCACGGGCCTCACCTCTCAGTGAAAGGGACATGTCTTCTAATGTTTCTTTGTCCGTCTTAAACCCACCAGATGCAACGTCAAATGCGTCACGCGGTATCATCTTGAATCCTGCAACTTCGCCTGTCTTCTCATAAGCAACACCCCTGCCTTCACAAGGTTTGCAAATACGTACGGCCTTGCCAACGGTGCCGTCTTTACGTAAAGGGTTAAACCGTCCTTTACCATTACAAGCACCACATTGTGAGCCTATAGTTTTGTAGACTACATCTGTGTTACGCAGTACGTGTCCCTTAAACTCAGCGCGAGACATACGCTTACGCAGCTTTGGTTTCTTGGTTGCGCCACGCATCTCATGCCCTAAGTTAAACGTCATGGCCCAATGCTTTTTGTCTTGTACCTTACAGGAGTACATGACCATTGACCTGTCGTCTGGACTGTCGAGGTTTACTGGGGTGTCACCCATCGCGTTCGCGGCTAGTTCGTTTAGTCTGCGCTCAAGGGTGAATAGTTCTTGTTCGTATTCTTCTCTAATCTTAGATAACGTTTGTCTGTTTATCTTGATGCCGTTCTGCTCTATGTGAGCAAGAACGTTTGTCATCTCAAACGACAGACGTAAGGTTGGTAGTAGTGTCATTATACATTTCCTCAAATGTTGTGCCAAAGGCTTTGAGTTGGGCTACAGCAACGTCTTCTGTAGCGATTACGTCAGCGATACCATACTCTACAATAGTATCCCATGGTATGTCAAAGAATGTCTTGCCCTCTTTAAAGTAAGGAGTGATAAGGTCTTTCTCCTTTTGAACACCACCATACTTCTCCGCAACTGCCGATAATCCTAAAGGCCATCGTCTAGCTTTGGCAAGAACGTACTCAGCAACCATGGTGTCGTACACGTTGCCGTCGTACTTGAAGTTGCACTCGCGTATCCAAGACAGGTCAAACTTAATGTTATGTCCGATTACTACATCAGCAAGGTTCAAGGCATCCTGAAAGATGTTGAAGCCGTCATTGCTAGGTGGCTCTGTGCTGTGGTCAAAGCATATGTATTTCACCTTGTCCATACCTAGCCACTTGAAACCTAACGACACCAACGTATTGCCGAAGTACGGCAGAGGTGTAGACGAGCCGTTAGCTTTTTCTTTGTGTGTAGTTTCTACGTCAAACGTCAAGACTTTCATCAGTAATAAACCCCCGTGTGTACATCTATGTGGCTGGTGAACATACCATGCCACCCATTCAGTTTATTCTTTGAGATGCAGATGTGTCGTGCTGTGTTCTCTTCTTCTGATGTGCCAGTCTTACCAATACCAATGATGACATCAGCCTCACCAGCCTTGCCAGTACGTGAACCATCCAGCATTGAATAGTCAATGAACTGACGGTCATGTGCATCAAAGCTAGCCTGAGACACTGACCATATCAGAAGTTTGTTGCGCTTGGCAATCTCACGAGCAAGAACGTACGTTTCTTTCAGGCGTTCGTCACCACGGTTAAAGTCACCTGCAACTCTGAACTTATCTAGCTGGTCACAAAACATAACGTCTGGTTCGTTTAGCTGGGCATACTCGTTCAGTTCATCCATTGATGTTCCCACAGAATCCATAACAACAAGGTACGGCTCCACCTCTTCTATGTAGCGTTGCTCTAGGGTATGTCGCTCCTCGACCATTTGTTGTCGTGTACGTTCAAAATACGACTGGATAATTCGCAGCTTAATCTTTTCGGCTGGCTCTTCGTTGGCCCAGTACACAACCTTGTGCTTACTGCGTATGTAGTTCGCGGCAAGAAAGGCACAGAACGTTGTCTTGCCTACCTCTGGCCTTGCAAACAGGATACCAAGGTTGCCTCTATCCATGCCTGTCAAATGCTCACGCAACAAATCCCAACCGAATGGGAAGTCAGGGTCACCTGTCTCTTCTTCTACAAGCTGTGTAAATCCTTTATCCATCTCACTATACGTTGTCTTGTCAGACATCCGCCCATCTTCAACCATGTCAATCAAAGTTTTTAATTCACCAAAATGCTCAGACTCACCCGTGAAGATGGCAATCGCCTTCTCCCCAATCTGTCTGGCTCTGTCCCGAACCCAGAAGTTCTTGACTACATCGAGTTCGAGGGCCATGTCAGAGGATACTTTCTCTGATAGGTTGTCTAGTATCTTGTATATCTCGCCTATTGCGCTAGATGGCATGGCAGGATTGCGGTCACTGACTAATGCCGCCACCTGCCGAGGGTGCATGGTCGCACCATATTCTTTGTGTCCGTACGTAATCACGTCAAAGATAGTAGCATCTCGTCCCGTGAACATGTCTTTCGACACAATGTTCTTTACTTTGTTGTAGAACTCGTTGTCGAGCAAGAAGCCCAACACCCTATGTTCAAGTGTACTTTGCGAATAATCGCTCTCTGGTATCATGTTCCATGTCCTTTATATCTTGATTTAAAATCAGTATGTTTGTAGGTACAACGCCTTGTAACTTTCTTACAATATCAAGGGCCTTTTTTGTAGCATCCTTATCGAGAGCCACAAGCACCTTGTCGTATTTCTGCAGTATCGGGATGTGTGTGTCAAGAAGGTTAGTTCCCAACAAGGCTACCCCCGAAAAAATATCAGATACACAACAAGCACTAGCGCAATCTTCGAGAAGAACAGCGACACGTCCTGTGCCGCAAACGAAAGGACGACCTGACTTTCCATATCTCCACCACTTGGGCTTCTCACCCGTTAAAGTTCTACCTGCGGCATCAACAACACGCTTACCATCCGTGACCATGTAGACAACACGGTTACGCTGAAAGTCGAATCGTAAATCGACGCGACCATCAAGATAAGCACTGTACGCATTAACTCGCTTGAGGTAGGCAACCGCTTCTTGACTACGAGATATCGGAACGAACGTGCTGGGCATTTCAAATGCAGCACCCACGTCCTCAGTTTTGTTGTGTAGTTTTCTTTTTGCTTTCAATAGCATAGGATGTGTAGTTACATCCTTACTTAAACGAAAGTCAGTGCGACCAGAAGCAGTACAGTCAGCGTGAAAACAATGATAGAGACGTTGCCCTTCATGTTCGCCCACACTAAACGTGTTCTTCTTTCCGCACACAGGACAATCCATACGCATCCGACCATTCGGTTGCAAGGGTAAGTCCATCACATAATCTGTAATCCAGTTTGCCATGACATACCCCTACGACAAACTAAAACGTGTGTCAATGTTATTTTTTTTGTTGACGGGATATTCTTGACATGCTATTACAAGGATACCCTGTTAGGCTAACCCTATAAGGAATAATACCATGAATAAAAAGAACCCTATAGTAAGAGACGTACAATCTGACAAATACCGAACACGGGTTGTCAAAGATAAAAGACGTGTGTTACGAGATGAAACCTACGATTGGGTAGCTGAATTACACGAGGAACAAAATGCCCAGACCGAACAAGATACAAGAAGAGACGAAGACATACAATCTTCTGATGACAGTTGAGCAGTACGACAAGCTGTACAAGACTGCACACGACAGACAAAGAACTGAGCTAGAACAAGTTAGCGTGGCTGATTTGATTCGTGAAGCTATTGATATTTACATCCACGTATTGGAGCAAGAAGAAAATGAAGAAGCGTGAATTAAAAGCAGAAATAATCGAACGCACCTACGATAATAGTTGGCAAGTAGTAACGCCAGCTAGCCTTACAAGATTGAACGAGACAAACAAAGAACTTGTCAAGGATGGTGAAGCTGTGGACCTGACAAGATGGATTACTGTGCATGTGACAAATAATCAACGCAACGCAAAAAAATGGCTTGACACTCACGCACAAGACGTGGTAAAACTAGGGACACTCTACGAAGTCGCATAGTTTTTCTCCTTTCTATATGCGCCGTAGAGTGCCTTTCTGTTGTGGTTGACAGGGGAGCGGGGTTACCTTTCGGGGTGGCCCCGTTCTTTTTTGTTTGACA